CAAGAAAGATGAGCTACAAGTCTTCACAGAGTTTGGAAAACTATATGTCAAGGGCAAGAAAGAAGAATCAGAAGATGTTGGAGAATTTGTCCATAAAGGATTGGCACAACGCTCCTTTGAACGGGTCTGGACGATCACCGATGATACGGAGATTGGATCCGTCAAGTTTGAAGATGGACTCTTAGTAGTAGAATTGAATAAGATAGTTCCAGAACATCACGCTCGAAAAGAGTGGTTCTAAATATCGGGGGGTGGACACACCCCCTTTTTTATGTTATACTTTAGAGAGGAAATATTTTATCATGTCGATTAAATTAGCCGTACTTAAGTCTGGTGAGCAAGTCATTGCTGACGCTAAAGAATTAGTATCGGAAGAAAAGGTTCGTGGATATTTATTCACAAGACCACATAAGGTGGTTTCTACTCAGCCATTACTTCTTACTGAAGAACAGAAAGATGATAATAGTTTAGAAGTAACATTATCACCTTGGATTATATTATCTTCAGATAAAGAAGTTGTTGTTCCCACAGATTGGGTTGTGACTCTTGTTGAACCATTAGAATCAGTAGTAAAAATGTATGAGGAGAAGGTAAATGGAAGAGAAAGTAATTAAGTGTATCTTAATGGATGTTGATAATGTCATCATCACTGAGATTGTTCAGATAGATGCTGAGATTGGTGAACCTGATTGTAAGTTATTAAATCCATATCGTTTTTATTCTTTAGAAGATATGCGTCCTTGGCCTGAAGCAACATATCAGGCAGATATTATGGTAAGATCTAGTGATATACTTACCATAGCAGAACCAACTGCTGAAGTTATTGAAAAGTATCTTGAATTAACTAAGTAATGAGATTTTATACTAATGTCCAAATGGTTGGTGACAACTTTTTGGTTCGTGGTGTTGAAAATGGAAGACACTTTGCTACTAGAGAAAAGTTCTATCCAACTCTGTTCGTCCCTTCTAAAAAGAAAACTAAGTATAGAACTTTAGAAGGTGAGTATGTGGAATCAGTTGAACCTGGTTCTGTTAGGGATTGTCGTGATTTTATAAAGAGATATGATGGTGTAGAGAATTTTAAAATATATGGTAATGATAGGTATATCTATCAGTATATTTCAGAGAAGTACCCAGAGGATGAGATAAAGTTTGATGTAAGTAAGATTAAAATAACTACAATTGATATTGAGGTTAAGTCGGAGAATGGATTCCCTGATGTAGAATCTGCTGCGGAAGAGATACTTCTTATTACAATACAGGATTATAATACAAAGAAGATTAGAACATGGGGTCTAGGTCCATTTAATAATAAGCAGGATAATGTAACTTACAAATCATTTAGAACAGAGTATGAACTTTTAAATGATTTTATTAACTGGTGGATGATTGAAGATAATACACCAGAAGTTATTACTGGATGGAATAGTACCTTATATGATATTCCATATCTTTGTCGTCGTCTTGAAAGAATCCTTGGTGAGAAGTTAATGCGTCGTATGTCACCTTGGGGATTGGTGACTGAAAGGGAAATTTATATTGCTGGTCGTAAGAATATTTCTTATGATGTTGGTGGTGTTACTCAGTTAGATTATCTTAATCTTTATAAGAAGTTTACTTACAAGGCACAAGAATCTTATCGTTTGGATTATATTGCTAGTGTAGAACTTGGGCAGAAGAAATTAGATCACAGTGAGTTTGATACATTTAAAGATTTCTACACAAAGGGTTGGCAGAAATTTGTAGAGTATAATATAATTGACGTGGAACTTGTTGACCGTCTGGAAAGCAAGATGAAGTTGATTGAACTTGCTCTCACTATGGCATATGAAGCCAAGGTGAATTATGAGGATGTATTCTATCAGGTTCGTATGTGGGACACGATAATTTACAACTATTTGAAGAGAAGGAATATTGTTATTCCCCCTAAGAATAGGTCTGACAAAAACGACAAATATGCAGGTGCTTATGTTAAGGAACCGATTCCAGGAAAGTATGATTGGGTGGTCAGTTTTGACCTTAACAGTCTGTATCCTCATCTTATTATGCAGTACAATATCAGTCCAGAGACCCTCAGGGAAACTAGACATCCCAGTGCGAGCGTTGAAAGGATCTTAAATGAGGAGATAGATGATTTTGATAGTGAGTATGCAACATGTGCAAATGGAGCACAGTATAGAAAAGATGTGCGTGGATTCTTACCAGAGTTGATGGATAAGATGTATGGAGATCGTGTGGTCTTCAAGAAGAAGATGATACAAGCAAAGAAAGATTATGAAAAAGCACCATCAGTCGCACTCACAAAAGAAATTGCCAGATGTAACAACATCCAAATGGCAAAGAAGATATCGCTTAACAGTGCTTATGGTGCTATTGGCAATCAGTATTTTCGATATTACAAATTGGCTAACGCTGAAGCCATTACCTTAAGTGGTCAAGTCTCTATTCGTTGGATAGAGAATAAGATGAATCAGAAAATGAACAAGATTTTAAAAACGGAGGATGTTGATTATGTTATTGCTTCAGATACTGATAGTATTTACTTGCACTTGGGGCCTCTGGTTGACGCTGTATACGAGGGGAGAAAGAAAACTAGTGAGGGCATTGTTCGGTTCCTTAACAAGGTGTGTGAAGATGAATTTGAGCCTTATATTGAAAGTTCTTACGAAGAATTGGCAGGGTACGTCAACGCATACGACCAAAAGATGTTCATGAAGAGGGAGAATATTGCTGATCGTGGTATATGGACTGCTAAGAAAAGAGATATTTTAAACGTATGGGATAGTGAGGGTGTTCGATATGAAGAACCCAAACTTAAGATGATGGGTATTGAGGCAGTCAAGTCCTCTACACCAGCACCTTGTCGTAGTATGATTAAGGATGCACTCAAACTTATTATGAGTGGAACTGAAGATAATGTAATAGATTTTATTGATAAGTGTCGTAAGGATTTTAAAGCACTTCCACCAGAAGATATAGCATTCCCAAGAACTGCATCTGATGTTCGTAAATATACTGCATCTTCCACAATCTATGCCAAGGGAACTCCTATACATATACGTGGTGCTCTTCTTTTTAATCATTATGTTAAACAAAAAAAGTTGACTAATAAGTACTCACTTATTGGTAACGGAGAAAAAGTCAAGTTCATTTATCTTAAAAAACCAAATATAATCCAAGAGAACGTAGTTTCCTTTATTCAAGAATTTCCTACAGAACTTGGACTTGACAAATACATCGATTATGATTTACAATTTGAGAAGAGTTTCGTAGAACCACTTAAAGCCATCCTTGATGCGATAGGATGGAGTGTGGAAAAAACTGTAAACTTAGAACTGTTCTTTTCTTAATGGACTTACCTATCAACGACAAAGATTTATCAACAATAGTTAATGCATTATCTCTAGGAGGGGATGCTAGATTATATCATCTTCTAAAAGAAGTTAAAGAGGTTAGGGAATTAAATCCTGATGGACCTTATAAGAAAATTTTACGTGAACAAAAAGGAATTGTTATTTAATTATGGATTTTTTAAAAGAAATAGTAAAAGAAATTGGAGACGAATACACCCAACTCGCATCAGAAATTGATGAGAAAGAAGAGTTCATCGACACGGGTTCATACATCTTTAACGGATTGGTTAGCGGTTCCATTTATGGTGGCGTATCTGGCAAAAAGATTACTGCCATCGCTGGTGAAAGCAGTACTGGAAAGACTTTTTTCTCACTCGCTGTGGTTAAAAACTTCCTTGACAATAATCCTGATGGTTATTGTCTCTATTTTGATACTGAAGCCGCAGTTAATAAAGGATTACTTGAGTCTCGTGGGATTGACCTAAAGAGATTAGTTGTTGTAAACGTAGTAACGATAGAGGATTTCAGGCAGAAGGCACTAAAAGCAGTTGACATATATCTAAATACTAAAACAGAGGATCGCAAACCTTGTATGTTTGTGCTAGACTCTCTAGGTATGCTTTCCACAGAGAAAGAAATACGAGATGCTTTGGATGAAAAGCAGGTTCGGGATATGACCAAATCCCAACTTGTTAAAGGTGCATTCCGTATGCTAACATTAAAACTTGGTCAAGCAAAAATTCCACTATTAGTCACAAATCATACATACGATGTCATTGGATCTTATGTCCCAACTAAAGAAATGGGAGGAGGCTCTGGTCTCAAATATGCCTCGTCTACGATCATTTATCTCAGTAAGAAAAAGGAAAAGGATCAGAAAGAGGTTGTTGGGAACATTATTAAAGCTAAGACAGCTAAGTCAAGACTCAGTAAAGAAAATAAAGAAGTAAATATACGTCTTTATTACGATGAAAGAGGACTTGATAAGTATTATGGTCTCCTAGAATTAGGAGAGATTGGAGGGTTGTGGAAAAATGTTGCTGGTAGGTATGAAATAAACGGTAAGAAAATATATGCAAAGGAAATATTAAGAAATCCCACAGAATACTTTACTGATGATATAATGGAGAAACTTGATGGTATAGCCAAATCTGTATTCTCTTATGGAACGAATTGAGACTACTATTCTCAGAAATTTAATATTTAATGAAGAATACTCACGTAAAGTTATACCTTTTATTCAACCAGAATATTTTGAACAAAGATCTGAAAAGATTGTCTTTGAGGAAGTAACTAAATTTATTGTTAAGTATGGATCTTCCATTACTGTTGAAGCATTAAATATTGAAA